AATACTCAGCAGCCGATTCGTGATTGCTAATGCCTTTTTCAATCATCAATTTCTCGATGGCTTTGACATCATCATCCGATTCAGCAAGACGTTTCTCCTTCAACGTATTTCTACGCTTTTCTAACTCAGAGCGAGCGTCCTTCTCTTTCAATCGAGCCTCTAACTCGGCAATCCTCTGCTGTTGCGCAGAAATAGCCTGATTAGTACGCTCTTCTATCTCAAGTTCAGGAACAGGAAGGTCGGGATGAGCCTGCTTTGTCAGTTTCAAAAACTCCTTTCGGGTCTTTGGATTCTCAGCCAAGGCTTTCGCCAGGGCAGCAAGCTCATCACGGGCGTCGGGGGTAAGGTTTTCTAGCGACATTGTTTTTTCAGCCGTTCAAAACAATTAATTAAATGACACGCTTGGTGTCACCAGGTTTGGAGAGCGTCATCTGGTTTTTAGTAACCTTGTTGGCGCCACTCAAGCCACCAAACGGCTCATACCGAGGTGGGTTGTAAATCTGACCATTCTTTTGCTGGTTGTCCGTCGGGCGACGGATTGTTCCAGCACGGGGTTTGAACAATTCCATCTCTATCTCCTAGATAGGTAAGGGTGGGTTTTGAGTCCCAGGGGTTGGAGCCGCAGCCATTGCTCGCATCTCAGCCGACGCGCCACCAGCTTGAGGCAGGGTTTGAATCATTTGCATGATTTCAGAAGGCACAAGTTCCTTGGCTTTGTAGTCCATCTCGCCAAATGCAGAACCAATCTTTCCAATGGCGTCCTTGATAGCCTTTTGCTCAGGCGAACCATCAGGAAACTTTTGCATCGCACCCATTAACATGCCCATGCCAAGTTGCACATCAATGCGACCTTGCATTTCCTCACCCTTTTTGGGTTCAGGCGTAGACATAGGGGAAGACATGGGTGGCGAGGAAGCACCAGACAATGCCGGTTTCTTTTCTTCGCCTTCTTCGCCTTCAGTGCCTTCCTCTTCAACCTCGATTTCCATCGAAGATTTTCCGTTTTTGGCACCGCCGCGAATCAATTTCATTAGTTCTTCAGCGCTAACAGCCATATTGTGTCCTTTCAGGGCGGTTTGTAACCACTTACCGACCGTCTGTCAAGCGATTAACGGCGTGATGGCCGTGCGTAACGTAGCATTTTGCGTTGCATCATGAGAAACGACCTCCTGCGCGTTGATAACCCGTACGATTCATCGTCGCACGACCATAATTGAGTTGCGGGGTGCGATAAATCTGTTTTAACTCCGATTTACCTGTTCTCGGCTGGTCATTTTGGAAGGAATAGCGGTCAGTGCCACCGCTTGAGCCTCCAGAACCGCCATTCATGTTGGAATTACCGTTTGTCAGCATAAAAACCTCTACATAGCGGGTGGTGCAGCGCCTTCAGGCGTTGGTTGCTGCTGTTTTTGCATTTCTTGCGCTGCTTGCTGGGCTTGTTCCATCTTTCGGAGGTCTTCTTTGAGCAATTGCTTCATGGGAGGCTCCAAAATGTCAATCAAACGCTCTTTGGTGATCGCACCACGGTCTGCAAGCGCAAATGCAAGGCTTCGCAGGTCTTCCGTGAAGATGGGTGAGTTGGAATGCGCATCCACTTTGACCACAAAGTCTTTGGTGAACTGGTTTGCAATGAACTTATCACCCTGGTCATCGGTGTAAATGCGGTCAGAATAGGTTTGCATGGCCTTTAAGTACAGCGTTGCCATCTTTTCTAACGCATCTTCAATGATCAATGCGCGTTTCTTAGCCCTTGAAGAGCCTAAACGCGCTAATTGGGAGGCATGGCCTGCACTGCGCACACCAGATTCACCTCTGCCTTGCAACACATTGACAATGCCAGAGGCTTCTTCAAACATCTGGTCAATCTCTGCAATCTCTCTAAAGAGATCGTTAGGGATGGAAGGTGCCATTTGCTCGACTTTGGCATTAGGCATATCCGTTGAAAGCAAGCCACCTACGCGATTAAGCGCAAAGTTCTTCTCATCAAGCAAACCCGTAAAGCCAATAAGCGCTGTAGGCGGTGAAACTTGCTTGGATAACAGGTCAAGAATCTCTTGCATCCGCTTATTGCGCATGTCTTGCAAGAAAACCAGCCTTGCAACTTCAGAAATGCCCCAGTAGTAATCGTATTGCGGGGTTGGGCAGAGCTGAATAAAGGGCAATTCACCCTTTAGGAACATGCTTTCACCTGAGCGGTCATAAATGATGACATTCGGGTCTGCAATGGTGACGCACTGATAGTCCTCAGTCATGTCATTCCAAACCCATAACTCAGTCATCTTGATCGTATCTTCAGCCACACGAGCCTTGTACTGCTGCATACCCGCAATATTGAGGTTCACATTACCGTACATCGTGGGGTCAGTCGCAGACAGGATCAAACGCTGGATGCCATCAGGCACCTGGTTCTCCTGGCTTTGTCCCATTTGCAAGCGAGCAAGCAATGCCTCACGTTGCGGATGCGAATAGAGCCTGGCATACAACTCAGAGCGTGTGATGTAGTAAATCTGAATCAACGCTTCCTGGCGATCCGTGTGCGGCGTATCTTCTCGATACACGCCAATACACCGTGGATCAACCATGTAGGGGTGCAAGCCATTCTTCTGAATGAGCTTAATGAAGGTGGAGTTGTAGCAAAGCGCCCAGTTCAACGCTTGGGCAAAGACTTGATCTGCGTTGCTATTGAGCCAATCGTCATTCAAAGCGCCTGTAAGCGAAGGAATCTTGGTCTGTTCGTGCTTATTGACCGAGGCGCCAAGCGAGATGGTAAAGCGTGTGGTTTCAGCGGAATAGAGAAAGGAGGAGAGCTGATCAATGTGCGGGTAAATCTTGTTGTAGTACGCAGGCGGTGCATCTAATCCCGCACCAAAGAGATAGTAAGAGCGCAGCGAGTCATAAGTTCCCGTGCGCTCCTGAATGCTGACGGAGCACTTATCTACCAAGTCATTGTAGAAATACTCTCTCTGGATGGGATCGTCAGGAATTCTCATGTAGGCAACTTTAAGTTCTCATGATCACGAATGACCACTGAAGGCGTTGGTTTGCGCAATGCTATACCACTTTCTTTGACAGCAGACAAGCCCCCAACGGTTTCTCCGCGTATCGAATTCAGATTGTAGTTGCCTAATTGTTTGGGGTTACCCCACTGCACGGCAAAGGGATTTTGCGGCTGTGAGGCTTGTTTATTGCCAAGCAGGGCATGTTGTTGGTGATCACCTTCACGCGAGGACTTGATGTCACTCATGCCGTAGTCTTTGGCTAATTCTCTGAGCGTGGTGTCAGCATGTTTGGTGGAATCTGACTTCATACCCACGGCTTGCAAGAACACCATTTGCACATCGGATGTACATCCATGCGGACATACAGGCTCTCTGCTTTCAAAAAAGCCATGTGCGGGACATTTGTAATCATGAACGACTGCCATAGTTTCTCCTTAGTTGCTGGTCAAGATTAGAGCGTTGATAGTCTTGTGCTTTAGGGCGAATGCCCAGGTCTAACTTAAAACCGCTGCCATCATAGGTAAGCAGTCTTCTTCTCACCATCAGTGGCTTGGGTTGTTTTCTGAATTCCACATACTTTTTGCCAGCCTTGAGCATGACCGCAACATCGCCATTAACCCAATGCTCATAAGCACGGTTCACACGAGTCTGTACAAGCTCTGTGAGCGGGTATTTCCCATTAAGAAACACATCTCTTAGGTGCAATGGATCAAGGCCGCATAGCTCGGCAAATAAAGCAATGGATATACCGCGTTTCTTGTCCTTCATAAACGCAGGAATCACTTCCATCATCTGACGCTTACTGAGGCCCAACGCCAATCGCCTTCAAATAGTTGTTGATCTGCTTATCTACCACCGGCACTTGCACCGGTGTTATCGCCTCTTCTTTGCGATCACGCGTCATACGCATTTGCAGCAACCTTGGCATGAGTTGCTCGGCAAAAGCTACGCAAGCAAGGGCTGTAGCAATGACACGATCATCCTTATTGCGCCCATAGGCGGCAATAGAACCCTGATCTCTCACAATGGATTTCATCTCTTCCAGTAAATCCATTGAGTAGACATTCATCATCCCGCGCTCAAAGTAGTCCTTAAAGTAATTCAACATCCGTTCTTTGGAAGAATGCGTGGTGAGATAGCCAAGCGAGTTCGAGACACCACCCAGTGAATCATTACGCCGCCAAAGGTAATGCTGCATGTGGGATAGCACATCCATCAAACCTCTGGCCTTGCGTGGCTCCATCGTTTGCGCCTGACGTTTGAGGTTGCGCATCTCATTAATCACAGCTTGACCTGGCCCATTCACTTCTAGGTTGAGGGTGGAGTTCTTATAAGCCCCTGCCAGGTAGCAGACAACCCAGGCGAACTGGTAGGTGTTGAGTTCTGAGGTAGCGAATTCCGCAACCTGATCAAGTCCATCTGCATAGCAGCGGTAGATTTGGATGCAGAAACGATCAGCCCAGTCGCTGCTTCCATATGCTGGATCAGCACCGATGACGTAATAGGCGTTATCAACAGGTTCCTCCCATACCTTAAGCGTTGCCATGCGCTCTGTTGAGTTAATTAACTCAGTGTCTTCAAAGTATTGTCCCATTGAGAAACGGTAGAACCGAGGTAATAACTGCTTGGCAACCTTGGCTTGATCAGTACAGCGGGCGTGTGAGAAGAAACTCGAACCCGTCATGATGAAGGCATAGTCTTCAGTGGGCGGGAACTCCTGATACATGAGGGCTTCATCCTTAATCCCCTCATTCATCTTCCATCGCCACCAGGCAATCTGCCTTGAATTGATCTCTACCTGGTAGAGCTTCTTAATCTCTCTTGTCCATTCCTTTTCTTCAGGACTTAGCTTGCCATCCCAGTACACCTTGTAGACATCTGACTTGGCATCAGCACTGTAGAGTTCATTGCGCCACCAGCCACAGAAAATGGCTTTTTGCGTTCTTGCACGTTTGGCAACGGCCCACATGTCATGCCACATGTTGAACCCACGGGCTGTACTCTCAAAAAGGTAAAGCCTATTGGGGTTCTTTTCTGCCAAAGACGCTAGCAGTGATGCCAATCCCTCTTCATCACCCCAAGATGATGTCTCTGTGCCATGCAAATAGGTAATCCCCTTACCACGCCCTAACGACCCCTTGGCTCGCAAGCCTGCTACCTGGTAGAAAAGCCTTGATCGATTCTTTAAGACCATCTGATTCCTGTTATGCGTCATCAAAGGAATCTTGTACTCAGGAGGTAATCCATCCATGTACATAGCAAGTGTCGTTCTGAACTGGTCTCGGTTCTCTTCCGTATCGGTAGTGAGCGTTCCCTGAAACCCAGGGTTCTTAAAATGCCAGTAAAGGTCGAGTGCAAGCGATATGGTTGTAATCCCAAGCTGCCTGCCTTTGAGAATTACAAAGAAGTGAATGTCGTTGTTAAGACCCTTAGCGATCTCTTCCATCACATAGGTCTGGCTGCCAAGCAAACGATTACCTAAGCGTTGAATGCCTAACTCTTTGGTTTCAACCTTCAGTTCCTTGCAGAACTTGTAGAAGTGATTAAGGTCAAACTTCATTCAATGCCTGGTTCATATTCGTAATAGGTGCAAACCTTCTCTGCCAGCAAGCCATCTCGGATGCAGATCAATACCACTTCCTTCCCATCATGGCTTTCTTTTAGTCCAATCTCTTGGCTGTAGTGGCAGTTTCTGCAATCGGGCTTCAATTCCATAGTTTTCCTTTAACCACAACACCGTCTTTTGCTCATCAGCACTCAAAGGACGTTTCTTTCTCTCATCCTCATACCACTTCATCGCCAGATACGGATAGCTTGGATCACCCTCTGCATACTTCGTAATCCATCTCACCGCATCATCATGCTTCACTCAATCCTCCACACCCTAACACCATTCTCCACCTTCCTTGCCGTGTACTTCTTTCCTGTTCTTCTCCATTCTCGATAGTTAGCATTACATAGCTTCGATAGATCACCTCCTTCAAGGTAGAAACTATCTCCTAGTTCTAACTGTTCATAAGGGTATTTAGGCCCAGTCTTCCTATCAGGTATATCTAAACCTCTCTCTAACTTGAACATCTCGTACATCTCCATGTTGTCGATGTACTCATCATACACACAAAGATATTTAAGGTAGTCAGGAAAACAGAAAATTCCTTGGGGCGGGGCAAGTTATGGTGCACCCAAATCCCGACCCCCCGTCCCATTTACTTGCGCCAACAACGATCGATCTGCGATGCTGGTTGCGGCCAAGTCACGACCATGTGGCTTTGAGCACGTGCCTACTCATGCACTGCGCAGGGGAAAGGTAGACGGTCTAGCCCATTGTGCCCCATCGATAAAATCGATCAAGGGAGCGTATAGATATAAATCAACCAATGTCCCTAGACTATGAGTCTTAGGATAACCCCTATATATCTATATATAGGAAACCCTATATCCCTATATACCTTTTAAGATTTAAGAGTACTTCTCTTGCCTATCTAATGTCTCGGAGTGTATTAGTGCTTTTATATACTAAAGTATAGTATGCAAGCATAAAAAGCATGTGATTATTCTCTTACTTAAACCAGTGGAGATAAACATCATGGATATAGCTCAGACAATCACTGATCGAATCATCAGCGAACTAGAGCAAGGGACTGCGCCTTGGGTTAAGCCTTGGCATGAGGATGCTGAGTCATACAATCCTGTTTCAGGCACTGTATATCGCGGTATGAATCAACTTTGGCTCAGCATGATGGGCCTAGGTCGATCAAATGCTTGGCTCACGTTTAAGCAAGCTAGCGATGCAGGCTTGAATGTTCGCAAGGGTTCTAAAGGCGTTCCGATCATCTTCTGGAAGCAATTATCGATCAGCAAAAAAGATGACGCAGGCAATGATGTAAACGCCACAATTCCGATGCTCAAGCATTACTTTGTTTTCAATGCTGATGACATCGAAGGCGCAACATTCTCAAAAGGCTCAGGCAAGCTGCAAGGCTCAATCGATAGCAGAGTGCAAGCAATTGTCGATAGGCTTGCTTTAGACGGTGGAGTGCAGCAAGCTAGCAGTGCGTTCTATCAGGCAAGTAAAGATGTAATCGGAATGCCTGAACTAAGTAGCTTTCGATCACTTGCTGACTATCACGCAACGCTCTTACATGAGTGCATCCATGCCACTGGAGCAAAAACAAGGCTTGATCGTCAACTCATGAATCGCTTTGGCTCGGAAGCATATGCCTTTGAAGAGTTAATTGCGGAACTAGGTGCCGCAATGCTTTGCATGAAAACTGGCGTTGATGGTCAGCTGCAACACGCCAGTTACATCGAATCATGGCTCAAAGTCTTAAAGCAAGACAAAAACGCGATCATCAAAGCTGCGAGCAAGGCGCAGGCAGCAATGGATTACTTGATTGATACCAAAGTAGCGGAAGAGCAAATGCCATTGGCAGCATGATTTCAGCTTATAGCCGATTAGCGATAGTCGGCTATGGGATGCGATCAGCATCGCTTAACCATTGGAGATAAACATCATGGAAGTAAAAAAACAAAGGCTCACAAAAGAGCAAAAGGCGGCAGTGCAGCAATATGAGCATTGCTTAAGGCAAGAAGATCGATACCTTGGCAGCGTTTTCGCAAACGCTCACGGTCAACGCCTAATCGAAGAAAAAACAAGGCAAGCCTATGAAAACGCTAAACGCTTAGGCGTTGCACATCTTTGCTAAGGGGTAAACATCATGGACGATAAAACCATTGAAATGCACCGCACCATTCTCATGGCTTATATGTCACGCCTTACTTTGGGCGATATACAGGACATGCACGATAAAGCTAAAGAATGCACTTATGCAGGCATGAACCTAAGCAATCGATCACAAATTGATGCTCGCGCAGGACTCTACGCTTCAGTTTGTCGCGCAATCGGGAATATGTGCAGGCATGACAAAGAATTGATCGCAACCATTATTGAGAATGAAACATGCAAAGCCTAATCGACTGGCTCATTGCCGCACTCTTTGGCATTGCCCTTGCCTGCGCAGTCTTTTTTAACCTATAGGAAACCATCATGCTTACCACTGACTTTACCGGCACTTATGACTATGAAATGGAAGAGGCGCACCATGCCGCCCAGTACATAGTCGAAGAGTTCACCGAAGGCTTTATTGAATCATCCGATGAATTGCACCGCCGCATCAATAAAGAGCGTACGCACTGGAAGAAATGCTTGCCTGAAACATTCGACGATTTTGACCAGCACTTCATCGCCTACTTGCGTCAACACTTGCCAGCTAGCGAGTCCATTTAACCTGGAGCACATCATGAAATGCGGACAATTTGAAAACCTAATTGATGCCATTGCTTATCGAAAAAATCACGGTGGCTGGATTTTCATCTCTGAATTCAACGAAGCATTCTGGTTTAACAGCGAGTACACGCCGACTAGGATTTTGCTTCATCGCCTAACCAAAGGGTTAAGCGGGAAGCTAATCTAATCTCACAATGCCCATAGAAGCCCTTAAACGGGCTTTTACGGGCTTTTCTTACCTTTACTGGAGTCAACCTACATGGAAGAACGTCAAATGCCTTCATGGATCGATTTAATCGACCATCAAATCCAGCCCGATAAGTGGTTCCGACCCGTCGATCAAGTCTGGCGTGAGCATGGCTGGAAGCCACCATCGACTGAGTGCTTGGAGACCATGCGAAAGCACAAAGCCTTCCGCACCTGGTCGCATTACATACCCTCGAGGGAGACCCAATCATGAAAGAAAGCCTAACCATCAAAGCCTATGAACTGCTGATCGAGCACTATGAAAAGCAAGTCAAAGAGATGGATGATGATCAGATGAACTCGACCCTGATTTATCACACGGCTTTGCGAGTCTATGAGGAAGCGATCTTTCAGGCATTTGGCTATAACAAGTTGCACAAGCTAGCAACCGAAGCAGATAAGCGTATTGAAAAAGAGTTTGGCAATAAGCGATTCGGTATTGCTGAATGCGTGGAAGAAAACTTTCTACACAAAAAAAGGCCCGATCATGAGTAAGAAACAATTAAAAGACATCGAGACCCAAGCGATGATCGATAAGTGGCAGGAAGAACTGGCAAGGCATGTTGCCTATCTCCCCATCCTATGCGAGCAGGCAGGCGTTGATGAGCATGAGTTGCATAGAGCTATTGAGATTCACTTCTATGTTCGCAGTATGAGTAAGGGGGCTATGCAATGACTGAGAACAAGAATGCAAAGACACCAACGGATGGTGGACATGTAGCGCATGTTTACCTGTTCGAGAAAACGGGCAGGCCAATGGTCGCCTGGGACAACGCTAAAGACATAAAGCTAGGAGACAGGCTTTACGTTGCACCAAAGCAATGGGTTGGGCTTACTGATGATGTTGTGTTTGAGCTAGCAGACACAAACCTTTATGAAGGCGGTAAGAATTTTGGTGTGCTGGCGTTTGCTAAAGCGATTGAGCAAGCCCTAAAGGAGAAAAACACATGAGCAAAGATACAGGCGGCCCAGCGTTTCCGCTGTTTGCGGCAACAGGCCATAGCGGTATGACTTTGCGTGATTACTTTGCAGCTAAGGCTATGCAAGCAATAGCGCAGAAATACAGCCA